CCTGTTACAGTAAATTTCATTTCCCCTTTTTGGACAAAATCAGGTTCTAAGCGATCTAATCGTATCCAGCGATTTTCGCCTATGGGAGAATTTTGACCTGGACCACCTTTAACCACACCTAGTGAATTGGTTTCAAATTCGCTAAGTATTGCATAAAAGTTATTTAAATAAACTTTATCAACACCTGTTTCATGTTGCCAAATTGTATATTGTGATCCAAAACTTCTAGCTGTGTGGGATATATTATTTTCTTCCCATCCAGCCCATATGGGGTATCTAAACACTTGTGAAAATGTTCCTGCAGATCTTCTTGAGCCTTCAGCAAAGCCTGCATCATACCAACATTTTGACTTATAATTGTAAATAATTGCGTTATTGCACTCAGTGGAGTTTCCATGAGGGTAAAACCACCAAATTTCATTCCACCTTGGAACTTTACTTACCCACACTTTTTGTCTTTGAAAGAAATTTAAATTGTCAAAAAAGTAATTTAAATTTTGGTTATTCTCTATTTCTTGAACAACCCCGTTATACATTAAAAATCGATCAACCCCAATCCAATAGTAAATTCCATCATTTTCGATGACGCATTGCGATGAAAGAATTGAAGTTTGTGTGCTAATAATATCATATCGCCAAAATATCGTTGAAGTTCCTACATTTTGAGGTGCATAAGTAACACGAGTTAGCTGATCAAGTGACCAAACCAGCCCTGCAGGTGATGTTGTTCCGCCTCTTAAAGGTAACATTTTTACAACTTTAGTACTGCTAACATTCACTTCATTGCTATCTGCTGCAACCCAGTTTGAAAAATCACCCGCAGAGCTATTTTTAATTAGCCCATTATTCCCATAAACAAATAAATAGGGGTAAAGCATACAAACCCCACCACTGACATTAATCTGATTGTCAAACAAAACAGTTAAATTTGCCTCATCTAAAATAGGGTTAGTCGTTTCAACAGTGGTCAGAGGGCTTGGGCTTGAAACGACAGTAACTGTTTTAACTTGAGTTCCTGGAGGAATCCCATCACCTGTAATTGTCTGCCCAATACCAATTCTAAAGTCTTCAACTGGAAATGTAATTGTGTTAGGCGCAGTTGCAGTTCCGCCTGTTAATATGAATTCCCCTACAGGTGCTAAGTCACCCCCAGGAAATTTCCCAGTTAAGACTGAAGTATTTTCAGTGTTGTCAATATTTACGAGGTTAAGACCTGGATGTGCGAAAATTTTTAAGTCACCAGTCCCATTTGCATCAAAACCAATATCAAATTGCCATAAATTTTGATCATTTTGTTTAAACCGTGTTAGTCCAACATTTAAAGGACCTGATCCATCCCCTTCAGTATTACGGATAGCCCAATATTGCAACCCATCGCGATAACCAGAATAAGGGTAAGTTACACCGTTTTGAGATTGTTGGATCATACCTCTTGAAATACCACTTGCATTTAAAAATGAAGCCCTGTAACCCCCAATTTTCTTTGGGCGACCACGCTGAAAACGACACCATACCCCATCAACGTAACTTAACGAATCAAATACCGTTCCGTCCTTTTGAATACCAGGAGGGATATTCAGAGATATGACTTTTTGTGCCATGTTTAAATAAACACTCCGCCATAAACCCCAAATGGAAAAATAGCCCCGTCTGGAGTAAATATTGCCATGTCTGTGCCTTGACTTGACATCGCCATTTGTCCACTAGAAGGGCTATATAATCCAGTTGATGTATCACCAATGTAATTTAAAGATGGAGTTTGATTAGACCCAGGAATTAAAGTTACGGTATCAAATGAAAACCCACTTGAATTTGCAGCATATAAAATACTACCATCACAAATCACAAGTAATGTTTGCCCTTGGGGAATACTAAGAATTGGTGCTCCAATCGTAGCAGTAGTGACCCTTAGTAAATAAGACCCCGTTGTTGAATTTCTAATTGAGTATATATTAACAATATTTGGGAAAACAATCGTTACATTACTTGTTAGCTCTCCAATATACTCTTGAATAATATTAGCGGATTGTGAAGATGTTAAGACAACCGTTCCACCAGTAACTGTTTGAACATTTTGTGTGATAATGAACTGAGAACTACGACCTAGACCAAAAGTGAACCAATTTGTACCGTCACAAACCACAGAGCATGAATCAGTCAATTGCAAGTTTAAAGATGACTGACCATTAATGAGTTGCCCCTCATTGGGAATGAGTGTTAAAACCCCACTACCATTATTTCGAGCCATGAAAAAGAAATTATTTCCTATTTGACTTGCATCTGGTAAAGTGAATGTTCCAGAACCCCCTTCCCAAACAATAAATTTTGCTCTATCTGAAAAATTGATAAGTGAGTTTGAAAAATAAGCAGTCGTTGGGTAAGATTGATTTAGTGTTTGATTAAACGCTACCAAACCATAACCAGCAAGAATGGTTGCATCTAAAGCACTAGTTCCAGCGCCAAAAATAATAGAGTGCCAAACACCAGCGTCAGATGTGTTATCAGTCACATAAATGTAGTACGCAATTCCAGGCTCTATTAAGGCAATTTGATTATTGTCATAACCTGCTATTCTTAATGGGTTAGACCCTAAATTACGAACAACAGTCGTTTGACCAATGGAAACTTGCTGCGCTGATGGAAATTGAACGGTTAACCCAGCAGTTAAAGGGTTAATATCCATAACATTAGCAACAATAAGCTCCGTATTTCCATTAACAGGCCATTGCAATTTCACATCAGATGAAATTTCTAATAATTCATACCCAGTAGGGCTTGGGCTGATTGTTTGCCCCGTAAATGGATCAATAAACGAAAAACTTGGGTTCATATGCTGTCCTTTAAGAATCTATTGCTATTGCACTTCGATCACCCACTCGTGATTCATCTTCAAGTTTTAACGCTTGAACTGCTTCAGCATATTTTTGTTGGAATATTTGTCGTTGATCGTCTTTTAAAAACATCACTGCTTGTAAAAGAGTACCATACAACATTGCATTAGGTGCATTTTGTGTCCAATAATTGGTTTGGTTTTCAGTGCTAAGGGGTTGGATCCGCTCATAATACAAAATTTCAAATGGGTAAGAGCTATCAGGTGGAGGAGACACATAATAATGATTTTGATCATAATCTCCATAATACTTGGGTATTCCAGAAATATTTGAAGGGGCATACTCTTTTAAGTATTCATATTTTCTCAATAGCAAAGGTTGCCAAGTAAGATTGATTTGATTTTGATCAGTGCTTGGCAATGCAATACTCATTGATGTTGTTTTTCTCCAGCGTGCAGGTTTTGGAATAATTGGATTGTTTTGAATCATAGTGGATTGAACCACTTGGATTTGACCTAAAGTTTTAATTTGCTGAGCAAGTTCATATTCAGTCAATGTAATAAAAGTTGGGATAGCATCTTTAGTTGCTGGGTCACTACGCTCCAAGTATTGAAGCGTAGTTAAAATCAAGGAATCATAAGTCATGACCCAAGAAACAGTCATATAGCACCTGCAGGTAGGTTCTGTTCGTTGGGGAAGTTGCCATTGCTCATGATTGTTCCTTATTTAGTCAATGCTTCTAATTTTGCAGTTAATGTGTCAATTTGGTCTTGAAGTGATGGTGGTGTAGGTATTAATGATGTAGGTGCAGGTGGTCTATCTTGATTAATAGGATTACCCTTTTCATCTGATGTAATCATTTGTCCTTTAGCCTGACCATCAAGCAAAGCAGTCCATTGTTCGTCAGTAATTTTTACTGCATCTGTTGGCAAAGATTTATGAATAGAGTCATCATAAAATCCGTTATTTGTTTGTGAGTAGTATTTCATATTAATATCCTATGGCGAAACAAGCAATACTAGCGTCATTAACAGGAACTCCACTAACATCTGATAAATAAAAATTTGTACTTGTTAAACTACTTGCTTGAACAGTTATACCCAAATAACCAAAATTAGATACTGAATTAAAATTAGCGTTAACGCTTAAAATTACATTTGGAAACGCAATTGGATAAACAATATTTGCATTTCCTGATAATCCTGTGTTTGCTCTTGCCCATTGCAAAATAAGCCCACTTGGCAATACTTGATAACCATTTTGTGTAAATGATTTAGTTCCATCAACATATTGTTTCGTTGCTATTTCTAATGCTTGTGTAGGATTTTTAGTAACATAAGCACCTGTAGAATCAACAGTTAATCGTGTTGTTCCTGAACCTTGTAAATTTAATACTCCACTACCATCAGCAGAGGATATTAATCCTGCTACAGGAGTTACTTGTGCGTTAATTGTATTAGGCATTATGGTAAACTCCTCATAAATTCAGTTATATCTGCTTTAGTCATTATTTGACCTTCTGCGTTTTGTAACTCAACACCATTTGATATGTCTTGTTTAAATTGTTGGTAGTCTGTGTTTGCTTCATCTATAGGAATGTAAATATTTTGACCAACAATAGTGACTGCTGGTTGAATAGGGCTTGTATTAACTAATTTATATTGAATCATCATAACTCCGAAGTTGCAACCCACAGAAGGTTGTTTTGTACCATTCCATCTGCAAAAGAAACCATGAAATCTCTAAATCCATTGATGGTTGATGTATCTGCGCCATAACCAGAAAGATTTACAAGACTATTATTTTTGTAATCCATAGTTGGGCTTGCTCTTTTTGAAACTGAAAACTGAACAGGGTAAGTTACATAAACAGAACCACCGTTTGCATATCCAGTAGAAAAAGATGAACCATTTTCATAATACCTCTGACACAATGCTAACTCAGTTCCAATGCTACGAAAATCAAATGATGTTGCCTGTGTGCCTACTTCTAATTGAACACCTGTTATGTAAAATGTTGCACCGTTTGTTGTTATTGGAGTATTTGCTCCTGTAGCGGAAAGATAAAATGCTCCAGCCCAAGACCCAGCAGGTCCATTGTAAGTTGAACCAGTACCTAAACTCCAATAAATAGTCATGCCTGATGTGTTGTCAGTAGTCCAAGTTCCTGATGTATCACCAGCAATAGTAAAAGAAATCGGTGTCCAAGTGTTTGCAGAAGAAACTGTGTAAGTAAATGGATAAGACCTATTTGCCAAATTGTTAATAATAGAACCACCAAAAGTACCTGTTAATGAACTATAAACTTGAAAAGACAATGTTACGGTTTTAGCATTGGCAGTTCCCCATCCTAAATCAGCAATGTTGTAACCTTCAATGGTTTGTGCAATGTTAAAAAAATCACCAGCACCTATTGTTACATTTGCAGAAGCCCCAACCGTTGTGCCAAGATATTTAGTAAAACCAGTTGGTGGTGTTACCGAACCAGCATTTTGTTGTGATGTTAATTTAGATGCTTGCGATACACCATATTTAAACCTATCAACAACATATTGTTTGTCTATTGGGGTTACAGAAGCACCATCATTTCTTTGGTATATCACCATAGCACCATTAATAATACGATTCTTAAAGCCGAATGTATTAGGCACATTAATTGTGTTGGGCGTTGATACTCTTTGAGTACCATCAACATTAATAGCATTTACACTATTTGTCTGTATTTGCAAAGTGCCTGTTGTATCAGCCGTTGATACTAAGCCACCTACTCTTGAATCAATTTTTGACATTTTTTATCCTTTACAAAATAACCCAGCGTGACCCTGCACTAAGGGTCACACTAACCCCACTGGCTTCCGTAACAGGACCACTGCTTGTTGCACTATACCCTAATGGAACTGTATAACTAGTATTCACAGTTTGTGAGTTAATAAATAACCCATTACTTGCTGAATGAACAGGTGAAGTTAATACTCCCGTTTTTGGAACATAAGTGTATTTAGGATCATCTACATAGATTCTCCGTGCTAAACCTGAAGTTCTATTTGAAAATAATGGGTATATCTCTGTTTCCGTTGTGCTATCCTCAGCAATTTGAACGCCCCCAATTCCCTGAACCACTCCATTGGTATCTTTGTAATAAATCACACCATCTGCTGCGTTAACTGCTATTTCTACGCCTCGTGTTGATGATGTTTCTAAATTTGATGCTTGAGGTTCAGCTCCTGGTGTTACTGATCCGTAAAGCAATATGGGGGTTGCGCCTGATTGTGCCATTGTTTAGTCCTTATGTTTTACTTCAACCTTAAAAAGCACCACCACTAATACCAACATACTGAGTAGCAGTAATGACTGTACCTGTAATTAAATCAGGAGTTGTACCACCAATTACTGTGCCATCAATTGTGCCACCTGTAATGGCTACTGCATCAGCGTTTTGCGTAATAATTGTTCCTGCAAGTGGCAGATTCAAGGCATTTAAAACAACATCACCTGATTGACCGTTTACGCTATACACAGATGGCTGTGCATCTAATTGTTGCCATTCTGTACCATCAAATAATGCCCAATTGTTTTTAACCCAATTAGACACACCATCAAGAGTTGTTGTACCTGATACGCTTACAACATACAATTCACCTGCAAAT